CATCGCCGCCTGCCAAAAGTTGATCCAGCAAATCAGATGGGATCGCAGGTTCTTTGCGTCGTGACATAGTGGGACTCCTTCTTACCCATTATGCCCGCCCACACACGGAAATCCTGACAGTCCCCGTCAATCTGCTGGCCGGCACGATCGCTTCGCTGCCGCTCATGGTCTACCGGACCAAAGGCGGCGCACGGACGGTGGCAACCGACCATCCGCTTTACCGGATCCTGCACGACAGCCCGAACGCTGATCAGACCGCGGTCGACTTCTGGGAGTTCATCTGCGCCTCGATAGAGTTCAGCGGCAATGCCTATGCCGAGATCATCCGGGGCAGCAATGGCCGGGTGGTGGCGCTGAGCGTCCCCATCGCGCCGGAATTGATGACGGTGCGCCGTCTGCGCGACGGTAGCCTTGAATACGAATGGTCGGATGGCGGCACTCGCAGCATCGTCAGCCAGGACAACATGCTCCACATCCGGGGCTTCGGCGGCAACCCGCTGGGCGGGCTCTCGACCCTCTCGTTCGGCCGCCAGACTTTCGGCCTCGCACAGGCGATTGAGCGCGCTTCGGGCGATACCTTCCGCAATTGGGTGCGGCCTTCGGGACTTCTGAAGACTGCCGACAGCCTGACCCTCGACCAGCGCAAGCAGGCCGAGGAACTGCTGCAGGAGAAATTTGCCGGCGCGATCAATGCCGGACGGCCGATGCTGCTCGATCGCGGCATGGACTGGGTCCAGCTCTCTATCAGCCCCGAAGACGCACAGATGCTGCAGAGCCGGGCCTTCTCGGTCGAGGAGGTCTGCCGCTTCTTCGGCGTGCCGCCGTTCATGGTCGGTCACACCGAGAAAACCACCAGCTGGGGCACCGGTCTCGAACAGCAGACCCTTGGGTTCCAGAAGTTCACGCTGCGCCGGCGCCTGAAGCGCATCGAACAGGCGCTGGCCAAACAACTGCTCTCCCCCGCCGACCGGCAGGCCGGGATCGTGATCGAGTTCAACCTCGAGGGCCTGCTGCGCGGTGACAGCGCCGCACGCGCCTCCTTCTACCAGCAGATGCTGGGGAGTGGCGTGATGACCATCAACGAGGTCCGCGCGCTTGAAAACCTGCCGCCGGTCGAAGGCGGCGATGTCCCCCGCATGCAGATGCAGAACGTGCCCATCACGCAGGCCGGTGCCACTGCCGGAACCCTGCCGCCTGCGCGAGCGAATGCCCCATCGGAGCCCCCACAATGAAACATCTCACCCTGACCCTCAAATCCAGTAATCTTCAGGACACCGGGCAGTTCGAGGGCTACGCCTCGACCTTCGGCAATGTCGACCAGGGCGGCGATCTCATCGAACCGGGCGCTTTCCGGGAGAGTGTCGCCAAGGCCCGCGCCGAAGGCTGGGGCATCCCGATGCTCTGGCAGCACGACCAGCGCGAGCCGATCGGCGTCTGGCGCGATATCTTCGAAGACGACCGCGGCCTGTTCGTGCGCGGCCAGCTGATCCTCGACGGCGATCCGGTTGCCCAGCGCGCCTATGGCAAGCTGAAACACGGCGCGCTTGGCGGTCTTTCGATCGGTTACACCATCCCCAAGGGCGGCGCTGCGCCTGACCCCTACAAGGCCGGCGTCCTGCGCCTCAAGAAGATCGATCTTCGCGAAATCAGCCTCGTCACCATGCCCATGAACACCGAGGCCAAGGTGACAGCGGTCAAGACCCTCACCGACGGGCAGACGATGCCGTCGCTCTCCGATTTTGAGAATTTCCTGCGCGAGGCAGGGTTCTCGAAAAGCCAGGCCACCGCAATCGCGGGCAAAGGCCTCAAATCGCTGCTCCGGAGTGAGTCCGGCAGTGAGTCCACAACCGACTTTCTGTCGGCTCTTGCCGCGCAAATCCGCGGCTGACCCCACCTCCTACGGAGCAATCCCATGACCGAGACCAAGAGCGCCGATCAGTTGGCGCAAGAAGTGAAGGCTGCGTTCGATGCGCGCCATGACCAGGTAAAAGCCATCGCCGAAGAGGCGCTGGGCAAGGCAGCCAAGGGTGAAGAGCTCTCGGCCGCGACCAAGCAGCTGGCCGACGAGGCGCTGACCGCGCTCAATGAAGCCAAGGCCCGGCTCGACGAGGTCGAGCAGAAGCTCGCCCGCAAGAAGCAGGACGACGAACGCTCCGACTATCGGACCATCGGTGAACTGGTCGTTTCTTCCGACACCATCAAGCCGTTCCTGAACAGCAAGACCGCCCGCGGCCGCGCCAGCGTAGAGGTCAAGGCGATCGTCTCTGCTCTTACGACCGATGCCAACGGCTCGGCCGGCGACCTCATCGTGCCCGATCGTCAGCCGGGGATCATCACCCCGGGACAGCGCCGTCTGACGGTCCGCGACCTGCTGACCCCGGGCCGCACCAGCAGCAATGCTGTCCAGTATGTGAAGGAAACCGGCTTCACCAATGCCGCGGCTACCGTTTCGGAAACGGCCGGCGCCACCAAGCCGCAGACTGACATCAAGTTCGATGTCGTGACCAGCAGCGTCACCACGATCGCGCACTGGGTTCTGGCCACCCGGCAGATCCTCGACGATGTGCCGATGCTGCAGTCCTATATCGACGGGCGCCTGACCTATGGCCTGGCGCTCGTGGAAGAAAACCAGCTGCTGAACGGCGGCGGCACCGGCACCGATCTGCACGGCGTCTACACCCAGGCGACGGCCTTTGCGCCGCCTATCACGATCCCGGCGCCTGTCACCCGCATCGACGTCCTGCGCCTTGCGATGCTGCAGACGGCGCTTTCCGAGCTCATGTCGACGGGCGTCGTGCTGCATCCGTCGGACTGGGCGGCGATCGAGCTGCTCAAGGACACGACCGGCCAGTTCATCATCGGCAATCCGCAGGGCAACCTGTCGCCGACGCTGTGGGGGCAGCCCGTGGTGGCAACGCAGTCGATGGCTCCGGCCAAGTTCCTGACCGGTGCCTTCCAGCTGGGCGCGCAGATCTTCGACCGCATGGACGCCATGGTCGAGATCTCGACCGAGGACGACCAGAACTTCCGCAAGAACCTGGTGACGGTGCTGGCCGAAGAGCGTCTCGCGCTCGCGGTCTACCGCCCGGAGGCCTTCGTGAAGGGCGACTTTGCGGCTGCTGCCACCGCGGCAACGGCTGCGTGATGATGCAGGGGCCGGCTCTTTCCGGCCCCGCTCATCCAACGAAAAGGGATAGCCCATGATCCTCAAAGCCCTTGATACCCTGCACATCAGTTCGGTGAGCTCCAACAACATCCTGGCCGGCCAGAGCTTCGAGCTCGACGATCATTTTGGCCGCCAGCTGATCGAACGCGGGCTCGCGGTCGAGGTCGGCGGGAGTGAACCGGCCCCTGCTGTCACGCGCAAATCCGGCTCCACGCACCGCACCAAGGCGGGATGATGTCCGAGATCGTCACGATCGAGCCGCCCCAGGACCGTGCCGTGACGCTCGAGGAAGCACGCCAGCAGCTTCGGCTCGATGGCCGTGACGAGGACCTGTTGCTGGGCGCCAAGCTGGACGCGGCCCAGGCCGAACTCGAGCAGCAGACTGGCCTCAAGCTGTGCCAACAGACCCTCGAACTGCAGCTGGAAAGCTGGGAAGACGAAATCACCGTCCCCATCCGACCCTGCACGGTGGCCGAGATCCGCTACACTGCCGTGAGCGGCGCAACAGTGACCCTGCCAGAGACGGACTATATCGCTCGCCGACGCCACGGATTTACCCGCATCCGCCGGGCATCCGGGAAATCCTGGCCGGAACTTGGCGCAGACGGCCTGATCCGGATCACCCTGTCGGCCGGATTTGATGAGAACGACCCTGATCTGGCGATCGCCCGCGCCGCGATCCTCGTCAAGACCGCATCCCTGTTCGAAAACCGCGAAGGTGCAGCCTGTCTCGCCTTCGACACGCTGGTGGGTCAGCTCAAATGCCGCTGGATCTAGCCTCCAGGCTCGACACAAGGATCCGGATCGAGCGCAAGCTGGTCACGCACGACCCGCAATATGGCACCGAACAGGTGATCTGGACCGAGTTCGCCTGCGTCTGGGCCGAGGTGAAGGACATGCTCCCCTCCAGGGCCGAGCGCCTGGCCGACAGCATCCAGATCGGTCGCCGTCCCGCCCGGATCCGGATCCGGTATCTGGCAGGGCTTGCCGCAGACATGCGGGTCATCATCGATACCCGCGTCCACCAGATCATTTCCGGGCCAGCCATGCTCGGGCGCCGGGAGGCCATGGAGTTCATGGTCGAGGAATATTCGAGCGAAGGAGCCGCACCATGACCATCCGGCTGAAGGGCGGCCCTGAATTGCTGCGCCTGCTTGATGAACTGCCCAGGAACCTCGAGCGCAACGTGATCCGTGGCGGATTGCGTGCCGGGGCCAAGGTGATCCAGCAGCAGGCCAAGGCCAATGTTCCGGTGAAGACCGGGCAGCTGAAGCGCGCGATTGGCATCGGCACCCGCACGGATGGGGCAAAGCTGTCCTCCTACGTGAAGCTGCGCGGCAAAGGCTCCTATCTCGGCCTGTTCATCGAATATGGCGTCGCGCCCCACCTGATCTCGGTGTCCGACGCTGATACACCGGTGCGCCAGACCCGCCGCGGCCCCCGCAAGGTCAGCATCGGCACGATCAACAAGATGGTGAAGCGCGGCAGCCTGAAGATCGGCGAGAATTTCGTCGGCCCCATGGTGATGCATCCTGGACATGCGGCCAAACCATTCCTGCGCCCGGCGCTCGACCAGAAGGCCGAGGAGGCCGTCAACGCGATGGGCGCCTACATCGCCCACCGCGTGCAGATCGGGAACCTCAAGGCCCCGACCCTCGAGGTCGATGACGAATGAACGGGGTGATTGCGGTCCGCTCGCTCCTGGTGGCTGACACCGGGGTGACGGCGCTTGCACCTGCGGTGCGGATTGTCGCTGGAATGCTGCCGCAAGGCACGGACTTGCCTGCGATCTCGCTGATGTCGGTCAGCAGTGTCGATCGCAACATCCCGGCACCGGGACCAAGGCGCCGTGTGACGGAGCGCGTGCAAGTTACGGTACTCGCCGCCAGCTACCCGGCCGCCAAGGCCATTATGCGCGCAGTCCGGGCAGCAGCGGCCGACCGCATGCCCGCAATCGACGGGCTTACGGAGGTCACCGTTCACACCGACTCCGCCGGACCTGACTTCCTCGACGAGGAGACCGGCATTCACATGCAGACGCAGGACTTCCGCGTCTCATTCAACGAGGCGCGCCCGTAGCCTCACCTTCATAAGGACCCAATACCATGACCGTTCGGACTTCCGCCGGCACCACGTTGAAGGTGTCGGCTTCCACCCCTGCGACCTTCGATCCCACCGGCTACAATGCGCTGACCATGACGCTGGTCGGCGAGGTATCGGACCTCGGCGAGTTCGGCCGGGAGTACAACCTCGTCACCTTCAACCCCGTCGGCAGCCGCGGCGTCGTCAAGAAGAAGGGCAGCTTCAACCAGGGCACGATGACTATCCAGCTCGGTCTCGATACCGACGATGCCGGCCAGATCCTGCTGAAATCCGCCTCGCTCTCGGACGCTGATCACAGCTTCCTCGTGACCACCCAGAACGGCGACAAGTACTACTTCCAGGCGCAGGTCATGAGCTTCAAGGTCAATGTTGGCTCGGTCGATCAGATCACCACCGCCACCGTGACGCTCGAATTGACCACCAACGCTGCCGGTGTCGGCGTGGTCGAAGTTCTCGCTCCCTGATCCCTGACACGCACCTGACGGAGACCAATCATGTTCGACATTACCAAGCTTGCCGCGACCGAAACCTCCACCGTCGAACTGGTCGGCGGCGATGATGCCCCGCTTTACGACGAGAAGGGCCAGCGCCTCTCGATCACGGTCTACGGCCCGGGCACCAAGGTTTATCAGCGCGCCCAGGCCCGCCAGCAGAACCAGCTGATGGACAAGATCAAGAAGCGTGGGAAGATGGACCAGACCGCCGAGGAGAAGCTCGCCGAACAGGCCGATTTTCTGGCTGCCTGTACGGTCAGCTTCAATCATTTCACCTATCCGCCCGCTGAGGGGCTGGAAGGTCAGGAACTGTTCCGCAAGGCCTATGCCGATCCTTCGATCGGCTTCATCGCCACGCAGGTCGTCGCCCACATCAATGACTGGGCAAATTTTACGAAGAGCTCGGCCGAGAGCTGAGCCTCTACGTCCGGCAGCTTGCCTGGCTGGGCACCGCGCCCAAGCCCAGATCGAGTAAGAACCCAAAGCCCGAAGCCGGCAGCGAACCGCTGACCCGTCTGCAGCGAATGGTGATCGACGACCTTGCCCCCGACTTCCCACCAATCCGCACCCCTTGGGTGATCGACTGGCTGATGGAAGTCGGCCCCACCGATCCCGGCGCGATGGGGGCTGTGCCGATATCCTGGGCCACAATTGGCCAGTGGCAGCACTGCATGGGGCTCGAGCTGCCGCCTTGGCTGGTCCGTTTGCTGCGGCGCCTGTCTGTGGAGTTCGTCGCCGAAACCGTCCGTGCCCGCGAGCCGGATTGCCCGCCGCCATGGACCCCTACGTCTGTCCTCAACCGTGATGAAGTCTCCCGGAAAGTGTCCAACGCCTTCCGGGCGCTGATCATGTCGAAGGAGCCGAGTACGTGAAAGCAGGCACCCTCGAGATCGAGATGATCACCAATGTCGCCCGTCTCCAGAAGGAGATGGCCGACATGAAGCGGTCGGTGGCGGGTGCGATGGGCGATATCGCAGGCTCGGCCGCACAGGCGGACCGGGCCATTGAAGCTGTGGGCACGCGCGGCATCACCCGAATGGGCGGTTCGGCCAAGCTGGCCAGCCACCAGATGCAGAACCTGGTCTTTCAGCTCAACGACGTCGCGGTCGGCCTGTTCTCCGGCCAGAAACCCATGACCGTGTTCATGCAGCAGGGCTCGCAGATCGGGCAGATCGCCATGCAGGCCGGTGTCGGCATCGGCGGCATGGCGCGGGCGTTGCTGGGGCTTGCTGCCAGTGCTGCGGCTGCCGCGCTCACCAACCCCTATCTGCTCGCGGCTGCGGCTGCAGCAGGCATTGCGTTCGGCGCGTTCAAGCTGTTCCAGTCGAGCGTGAAGCAGTCGGGCGAACTCGACCGCTACGCCGCCAGCCTGGGCCTCACCGCCAAGGAGCTCGAAAAGCTGGGGCCGGTCGGGATCACGGCCGGCGACGTCATTCGCGGGCTGTGGCGCACTATCAGCGATGGGCTGAACCTTGGCCCTGTCTTCTCGACGCTCAAGGACTGGGCGGTAACGGCCTTTGAGGCCGTTCTGACTGCCGGAAAACATGCCGTCGCCATTGTCTATGCTGGCTGGGTCGGCGGGTTCAATACGATTCGGATCACCTGGTCCGCATTGCCCGGTGTGGTTGGGGAAGCCGCCGTCGGAGCTGCCAACCTCGCGATCAGCGGGATCGAGTACCTTGCCAACAAAGCGATCGCCGCGCTCAACTGGCTGGCGAGCTGGATCAACCCGGTACTTGACCGCGTCGGTCTTGCAACCATCGGTCAGATCGAGGCTGTGACCCTGCCGCGCATGGAAAACAGCTTTGCCGGCTCCACCGCCCGCATGGGCGCGACGGTTCGTGACGAATTTGCCTCGGCCTTTGGCGACGCCATGGGCATGATGGATGCGTTCTCGGCACGCTGGCGCGAGAATACCCTGCAGGCAGCCCGCGATCGGCTTGGAGCCGAGGCGGCCGGGATCAGGGGGGACCGGTCGGACCGGGCCGGGCGGACCAGCGCCGGGCGCAGCAGCCGAGAGATCAGCGAAGCCGAGCGCGCCCTGCAGGCTGCCCGGGAGTTCGCGGCCAACCTCGCCCTCGAGACAGCCAAGATCGGCAAGACCCCGATCGAGATCAAGCGGATGGAAGTCGCCATGGCCGCGCTGAAAGCCCCGACCGACGAGGCGCGCATTGCCATTCTCGAAGCCGGCGAGGCTTGGGAACAGGCGACGCGCACCTTTGCCACCTCGGAGTTCCTGCGCCAGACGGTCGCCCCGCTCGAACTGCAGGTCTCCCTGCTCGGCCAGTCGGCCCGCGCGCAGGCACTGGCCAATCTCGAGGCCGAGCGCGAGCAGATCGTCCTCGAACGCGGGGTCGAGGCCTGGGAGCGATATCGGGCCGCGAGGACCGCGCTCATCGAGGCGGATTTCGCGCAGAAGGGCCAGGAGGAGTACCTCAAGAGCCTTGAGGACATGGTCTCGGCAACCGAACAGGCTGCGCGCGGCATGGCCGATGCCTTTGGCGCGGTCGGCGGAGCAATCGGCGGCATCACGGTCGAGATTACCCGCTTTGCCTCCGAGCAAGCCGCCGCCGCCAAGAGGGTCGCTGATGCCGAGCGCGAATACGGACGCACCTCTTTTCAATATGCTGCCGCGCGGGCTGCCCAAGCCTCGGCCGAGATCAATCACTATGGCAATCTCGCCTCGGCCGCGAAGGGGTTCTTCAAGGAGGGCTCGGACGGTTACAAAGCGCTGCTCGCGGCCGAGAAGGTGTTCCGCGCCTTTGAACTGGCGATCGCCATCAAGAACGCCGCGGTGAAGATCGGCCTGATCGGTGCACAAACGGCGGCCAAGGTCACCAGCGATACCGCCATGGCCGCATCCGATACGGCCCGGGCCGGTGTCGAACAGGGCAACTCGATCATCACCACCGGCATCAAGGCTGTCGAGGCTGTGGTCAATGCGATCCGCTCGCTGCCGTTCCCGCTCAACATTGCGGCAGGTGCCATCACGGCCGGGGTGATTGCCTCGCTCGGCGTTGCGATCGGCGGGGCGTTTGGCGTCGGCGGCCCGAAGCTGGACCCTGCCAACGACGGCACCGGCACGGTGTTCGGCGACAGCGCAGCCAAATCGGAAAGCATTGCCAAGGCGATCGATCACCTCCGCGAGGTCGACACGCTGACCATGCGCTACTCCGCCGCTATGCTGGCGTCCTTGCGCAACATCGAGGCCAATATCGGCGGGCTCACCAATCTCATTATCCGCACCAATGGCGCTGAAGCTTCTGCTGCAGGTGTGAACACCGGTTACCAGGCCACCGGCGTTACCGGCCTCATTGGCAAGGGTCTCGAAGGCGTCGGGGCCGTTCTGAACAAGATCCCCATCATCGGCGGCATTCTGGGCGGTCTGGTCGGGCTCGTCGGCAAGGCGTTCGGCGCACTGTTTGGCACCAAGACCACGATCACTGGCCAGGGCATCTTCGGTCGCGGCCAGTCGCTGGCCGACATTCTCTCCGGCGGGTTTGACGCGAGCTATTACACCGACGTCAAGAAGACGAAGAAATTCCTCGGGATCAGCATGGGCTCCAGCTACTCGACCCGCTATTCGGCGGCTGATGCCGAGCTCGAACGCCAGTTCGCGCTGATCTTCTCCGGCTTCTATGATGCGATCTCGGCCGCAGCAGGGCCGCTGGGCTTGTCGCTCGGCGAGGTTCAGTCCCGCCTACAAGGTTTCGTCGTCAACATCGGCAAGATCGACCTGAAGGGCCTGACCGGCGCTGAAATCCAGGAAAAGCTCACCGCCGTCTTTGGCGCAGCCGCCGACAATCTGGCCCGCTATGCCGTGCCAGGGCTCGAGCAATTCCAGAAGGTCGGCGAAGGCTATTTCGAGACCCTGGTCCGGGTCGCCTCGAGCGTCGAGGCGGTCAGCACGTCGCTTCAGCTTCTCGGCACCTCGGTCGCGGATCTGACCCTTGCGGCCAAGATGAACCTGCTCGACCTGTTCGGCTCGGCCAGCGATATGACCTCGGCGACGGGCGAGTATTTTGCGCTCTACTACAACAAGGCCGAGCAGGCCTCGGCCCAGACTGCGCAGATGGCCCGGGTGTTCGAGAGCCTTGGGCTTGAGCTGCCGCAAAGCATCGCGGGATTCCGTGCGCTCGTGGAAGCGCAGGACCTGACCACCGAGGCTGGCCGCGCCGCCTATGTCGCCCTGATCCAGCTCGCCCCGGCGTTCGCAGACCTGGTTGGCGCGGCGCAGGATGCGGCCAGTGCGGCCGCCATTGTCGACGAACGCCTGGCGCTCGAGCGCCGGCTGCTCGAATTGCAGGGTGATACGGCTGCGCTGCGTGCGCTCGACCTTGCCAAACTCGACGAGAGCAACCGCGCGCTGCAGCAGCAGATCTGGGCGCTCGAAGACCAGAAGAAGGCGACCGAAGCCGCCGCCAATGCCGCCGAGAAGCTGCGCTCGGCTTGGGCGGCGATCACCAATGCGCTGATTGCCGAGATCGAACGGATCCGGGGGGCGATGGGCACGAAGTCGGGTAGCTACGGCGAGGCGCTGGCCAAGTTCAACAATGCCTCCATGCTGGCGCGCAGCGGTGACCAGGATGCCGCCAGGGCGCTGCCCGCTCTCAGCCAGGCACTGTTGTCGCAGGCTGCCGCAACGGCCCGATCGTCCGAAGAGCTGGCGCGGCTGCATGGCCTTACGGCCGCCAGCCTCGAGCAGACGCTGGCAATCATCACGCAGGCCGCCGGTAGTGGCACGACCACTGATACCGCCGCGACCGGCAATCCCGACCCGAGCTGGTGGGAGCAGTTCTCGGCCAACCAGATGGGCACGGCGACCATTCCTGCCAATGATGCCCCGTCGGCGATGCTCGATGAGCTGCGGGCGCTGCGGCAGGAGGTGGCGGACCTGCGCGGTGAACAGCGCCTTGCCTCGGCCACTATTGCCTCAGGCACCAGCAAGACGGCGCGCATCCTCGAGCGGGTAACCCCAGACGGCGATGCCCTCGCGGTCAGGACCGCGGCATGAAGCTGATCCGGCCGACCACGCTGACCGATGCCATGCTGACCAGCAGCACGGCCCCGGAGAACGACCACCCGGTCTGGGCACCCGGGACAGCCTATGCCGTAGGCGCCCGGGTGATCCTGACGGCAACCCATCGGCGCTATGAGGCGCTGGTCGCATCCACGGGGGTCAACCCGGCGAGCGATCCCACCAAGTGGCTCGATCTGGGGCCCACTAACCGCTGGGCCATGTTCGATGATCGGGTGGGCACGGCCACGACCCGGGCCGGAAGCCTGCAGGTCGTGCTGGCGCCGGGCGCAACCGACGGGGTTGCGCTCATCGACACCGATGCGGAGAGCGCGACGGTGTCGCTCACGGTTTCAGGCACGCAGCTCTATTCGAAGACCCAGAGTTTCAATGTCGGCGGCACGGCGATCGACAACTGGTTCTCCTGGTTCTTCGAACCGGTCGGGCGCAAGTCGAGCCTGCTATTCCTTGATGTGCCGGTCTACGAGGACGGCGTCATCACCGTCACCATTGCCCGCGACAACCCGGCCGATCTCGTCTCTTGCGGGGTGCTCCTGTTCGGCCGGCAGTTCACGATCGGCGAGACCGAGCACG